CGAACCTGCAATAGCAGTACCACCTGAAGGACTTATTGTTATTGTGTGAATTGCATTGTTTGACAAGTATACCCCAGATGTCATTCCAACTACACCGCCACCATTTGAGTCGCCACCTTGAAGTGCTCTAAAAGTTTTGTTTTTATTAGTATTTGCATAGTCTAAAATGTCTAGGATTACTACACCAAATATTCCAGCAGTTAAACTGTTTGACGCTCCACGCATAAAGTCGTTAAATGAAGTAGTGCTTGCAGTTCCACTAGCGCTTGCATTACTTCCATCTCCTGAAAGGGTGTGAAAAGCGTAGTTAGAACCACCGTCAGAGTTAAAGACCATCCGTTGGTTATTCCAAGAACCCGTATCATTGGTGCGAAGAATTCCTCGAAGTTGCAAATGTGTGTAAGTGCTAGGAATATTACTAAAGGTAAAAGATGATAGTCCAGCACTAGGTGCAATCGCTGTTCCAAGAGAGTCAAAAGCAGAGGTAGCAGTAGTGCCATCCCAAACGGTGTTACCTTTTGGGAACGCCTGCTGAATGCTCTGTTGAGAGAGACGACTAACTGCCATGAGTTAGCGCTCCTTACGAAATTTCAGAACCGAATGCTGCAAATGACATCGTTGCGCTAGAAGCGTAGATTGTTACTACATCTGTTGTCGCAAGGGTGATGCCGAGAGTCAATGCAATGGTGTCGTTTGCTGCGATTGGTGTGTCATAGGCTAGGTAGTGAACCGCAGCAATAGACGCTCCTGCTGGGCGAATTGCGATGCGGAATGTACCTGCAGTAGATGCCTGGTTACATACTGTCACTGTTGATACAACAGTAGATGTAGATGAAGGCGTTGTATAGAGTGAGGTATTTGTTGTTGCTGCTGGGCTTGATTGTCCCAAAACCTTATATGCTGTAGGCATTAAAACTCCTTGGATGGTAGTGCTTTATTATCTCTGGTTAACGGGCGTTTGTATGGTCTAAGTTAGCCGATATTTACCCACTGTACAACCCAAAGTTTGTGCCCCATAAACTCAATGAGTTTGGTAGCGCTTTTACTTTTTGAAGCCGTATCTAGGTATTTCTGGTGGTACGAGTACTTGCAGAGGAACATCTTATTATGCCCTATTGCAAAGGGTACAAGGGTAGGAAAGTCAGATAGATATTGGACTAGTCCATCCATCACACCTAGCCAGTGTGGGTGAAGGATATCGTCGAGGATAACCACACCACCATCTGCTAAGTACTTCTCCGCTAACTTCAAATCGTTGAGGGCGTGAATCTTGGTGTGCCCACCATCTACTGAGATGTAGCGAAGTGAACCTTCTTTAATGTTCTCCGCTAGGAGAGCCTGGGTTGCACTAGATAGGGAATCGCCCTTGATGACCTGTACGTTCTCTCCGCCAAACGCATCGTATCTATGGATGTAGTTAGCAAAGATTTCTTGGCGTGCTTTGTTAGTACCACTGTAATCTACGTTTAACTCTTGGTCTTCAAAGATATCAATGCCGTATGAAGGTTCTGGCTTGTCTAGCATTGCTCGCAGTAACAAGAAGAAACGCCCCATATAAACGCCGATTTCTCCAACGCCACCTTGTTGGTTCCAAGGTACGTCTTTAAGGATGCGTAGGAACTCTGGAAGGTCTGCTAGTACCCAACCAGGTACAGAATTAAACCCTTCGCTTAAGAACTTATCAAATGGGTTGTCCTCTTCCAGTGACTCATAGGACATATTGAGTCTATCCATATTTGACTTAATTGCATTGCGGTAATTATCTGGAAGATGTTGCTGTAGCAATGTGCGGAATATCTTTTCGCTCTCATCTTGACGCCCTACCCACCAAGCAGCAACAGCCTTTTCAAATGGAAGAACAAAGTCTCCTGCGTAATCAACATCTACTGGTAGTGGGAAAAAGATTGATGGCAAGTTTTTAATTCCAACTTCAGCAGCGGTGTAAGCCTCTTGCCATTTCTTATTGCGCTCATACCAACGAGCCAAGAGAAACCATGCCTCTGGACGCTTAGGGCTGTATGCAATTGCTTTCTCCATCAAGTTGCGAACAGTTGTTTCTCTACCTGTTTGGTTTTCAAAACAATGTGCAGCCTTAAGCAGTGATGCGTAAACGTGCTCTCCGTGTGTGTAGTAACCGTACTCTGCAGTACGTAGGTAGAAGGAAACAGCAGATGCTGTCTGTCCTGCACGCTCATACTCGACAGCAAGTCGTAAACTAATCCACGGGTTAAATGGGTCGTGCGAAAACTTAACAATTAAATCGTCAATAACCTCATACTGTGCCATAAGAAAGCGCCTCCTCAACCATTTTGTTTACCAAATCATTTGGTACTTCTAGTACAAATGCAGCGTTATCTTGAAACCCAAAACCAATAACAAGGTTGTCTTTAACTACCGCAGCACCGCATACAAACTCAATCTGTCCATCAAGAAATGACCATGACTCAGGTGATAAACCAATGAGTTTAAAGTCTTTATCCCATACACATAGGCGGTGACGATAAGTGCCATTCTTCTGTTTTAAGTAATTCTTAAAGAGAACAACCTCGTGTGTGATAGCGATGTAGTACTCACCCCACTGTAGTACCTGAGAACCACCACGCTGGTCTGCAGGAGCCTGAATACCATTGACTACATTGACTTGCTTAGATTTTTTTGTTGCGGGATAGGCTTCTACAAGTTCTGTGGGAGAGGTCCATTTGATGTAATGAAATGGCTTATCAAGAACAGGCATCCAGTTTTTTTCGCAGTATGACTCTTTGTTGATTGGCGCTTCGATACGGACACGAGAGACTTCTTTAGCAGTCCAATTTTCTTTATCAATTTCTAGTTCCTGCAGTTCCATACGCCCTACACCGTTGGTCGTAGTGTCACGACGCACACCAGTGCCGTAATACTTACCGTCCCACTTAACTAGTCGTGCATCTTCCATACCAACAAATGTCCAGATAGGTTTTACATCTAGTTCTGTTGTATCAATAAGTGTGTAGTTAACAATGTTGTAGTCATCATCAAGACGGCATAAGAAATTTTGTGTTACAAGACGTTGGTCTTTTTCAGGATGCAGATACGACAATGGCCCCCACACACTTGGGAAGCGTTGGTCGTTCTCGGAGTGATAAAGCGTGTAGTTGATGTGGCGCAGAATTAAGAGCAATTCACCATCATCGTCTAAGAATGGAGATGGGTTCATTAACCCAGTTCCACCAGTGGCTTCAGCAGGAATGATTAAGGGTCTTAGTTTGCCGCCCTGTTGTACCGATTTTTGCACCAAGTTCATGGGGCGAGTCTAGCGGTAGTTAGGCACCAATCAGCATAAACTCAGAGAAGGCAGCACCAGCCGCAGGCGTAGACCATTGAATTCCAGAACCAGTTGATACAAGAACTTGACCACTTGTTCCTACAGCAGCACCTGCAGTAAGAGTTCCTGTCAGAGTAATGTTAGAAATTGTTGGTCCAGTACCAAATACAACTACACCTGTTCCTGTCTCATCTGAGATAGCAGCAGCAAGAGCAGCAGAGTTACCGTATGAACCTGTAGCGCCAGTTGTACCTTGGGCTCCTGTGGTTCCCTGAGTACCTGTGGCGCCCTGTGTACCCGCACCTGTCGTACCTTGCGCTCCTGTTGTTCCCTGAGCGCCAGTTGTACCTTGCGTACCAGTAGCGCCCTGAGTTCCAGTCTCTCCTTGAGTTCCAGTTGTGCCTTGAGCACCTGTTGCTCCAGTTTCACCTTGAGCACCAGTAGTACCTTGTGCCCCTGCAATACCTACAGCACCAGCAAGGTTTACTGACCATGCAGAGTATGCTCCTGAACCAATGTGTTTAGTTTTAACGAAATCAAGTACGCCAGTACCAGAGTTGTACGCCGATACAGTTGCATATTGAATATTAGAAACATCGTAAGCAAGAGTGATGTCTTGACCAACTGTGTAGTCAACATTTAAATCAGAAACAGTTACTGAACCAGTACCACTGTTTGCAAGCGTTACTGAGCCAGTTGCAGCAGTTGTGTACTTATCTCCATCAGCACCTCCGATACCTTGAGTACCTGTTGTACCTTGGGCTCCTGTTGTGCCTTGGGTTCCTTGTGG